GAGGAAGTCGAGGTTCTTGGTGTAGCTGTTCACATAGGTCTTGGTGGCAAGTGCCGATATCTGTGATATGTCTACGCTTCCACCGTCCGCAAGTGCCTGATTGACTTCAGTAAGCATACCCTGAAGATTTTCTATAATTTCCTCAAGGAATCCCACCGCCTCTACAAATAAGGCGATAAGGGTCGCTGAACTTGCCTCTCTTTCCTTTTCGGCTCTTATTCTTTCCTCTTCGCTCGTGAGTCTCTGTCTTTCTGCCGTGAGTGCATCCGATACCTGTGCTATGAGGTTGCCCAGTATCGGATACTCGTTAGTTCCGAGGATCTCCTCGTTATCTGCGTTCGGATCTTCTCCTACGAAGTAATTGAACATCATAGCGTCAAACAGCGTGCTGTCATCCGATGCAAAGCCCACCCTACAGTAGTGCATACCGTTCTGTGCCGTACATGATGTAGGGATGTTTATTTTCAGTCTGCCGTTTTCAGCATCCACGATATCCACAAACGAACCGCCTGTGGAGTCTATCGTCATGGTCTTGTCGGGCTTCGTGATCTTAAGGGTCACTATGGAGTAGCCCGAGAAGTCGAAAGCCTTGAGACCGTCCATGATCTTGATATCGAATATGACACCCGCATCATTTTGGTTGATGCCTTGCTCAATGTGGTTGTTGTTCTGTTTCAGTTGTACCTCAAAAGGTATTACTTTTTTGTTCATCTTGTTCTCCTACAAATATGGGAAGCAAAGGCTGTCCCTCTGCTTCCCACCGCTACATTGACTATGTATTCTGTTATTCTCCGAGCAACTTTCTTGTCTCTCTCTCAAACTCGTCATGGAGACCTCTGTTATATTCTGCGGAATACTTTTTCTGTTTTGCCTGATTCTCAAGAACATGAACTACATATCTCGGGATCATGACCTTCTTGCCTCTCTGGATGAGAAAACGCTTACCGTTTACCATGACGGAGATGTCGTCTGCATACTCGTTGCCGTCATAGAACGCTTCATACTCAACCTTCTCGTTCCAGTAATCTGCGTCGTATGCGTCCTTCTTAACAGGGGACTTCGGTTTCTGCGATGCTTTTCTTAAAGCCTCTGCTTCCTTAAGGAGAGCTCTGTTCTCCTCTCTCATCTCCTCAAGAGCCTTTTCAAGTTCTTTTTCCTTTTCGGAGATAACTTCAGTTTCTGTAGTTTTCTTTGTTGCCATTAGTGTTCCTTTCCACCTAATTAGTTGGCGGAATCCTCGGAGTCGTCGGAGTATGTGGAAGCAGACTCGATTCTTACGAGGTAGTCATCGTAGAGAATCTTGGCTGTCTTGATGGCTTTCCAACCCGCAGTTGCTCTCTGGTTAAGAGGGTCTGCTGTTCCGCCAGAACCAAGCTGTTTAACGATGGACTGGAGTCCGCCACCTTCTACCATTGTAGTTCCGTATGCGTTAGCACCCATTACAAGGGTAGCATATACGGAGATGTCGCTTGCTCCCGCCTTTGCCCACTTCTTTGCTTCTGTGGACTCTACGAATCTTACGCCATAGAGTTTACCGATCTCGCCTTCAAAAATCTGTGTTGAACCAGCATACTGTGAAGCCTTGATCCATTCATCATCGTTCTCAAGGTCATATACGCAGTCAGGATGGATGATAGCTACATAGCTTCCGTTGATCTTCTTTGCAAGACCTACCTTCAGTTCTCTTACAGCCTTCTTGATATCGGTTACTGTCAGCTTCATGTCTGCGGTAAGTGCGGTTCTTGCCTGTACTGTTCCGCCCGCATAGATTACATGAGTACCAGATACGATCTCTTCTCTTGTGATGGTGTCGAGAGTTCTTCCCGCCTGATCTCCGAGGAGTTCGATAGCTTCCATCAGGTTGTTATCGATAGCAGTCAGGATAAGAAGGTCGGACAGAGTGATATATCCGCCATACTGATTTACAGTAGCTGTTACGGTGGTTACATTGAGGTTCTGTCCATCAGGGGTAACACCTTCTGTAAGAGGAGTGAGTGCCTTGGGTAACTGGGAATATCTCCTGAACTCGATAGTCTTTCCGCCGTTTTTAGGAATATTTCTCTTCTGTGCAAACTGGTCATGTACAAGGTTCGGTCTTGCGAACTTAAGAAGTGCCTTGTCATAGAAGACCTTCATTTCAGGGGAGAGGTTGTTGTTATCTCCGCCCGCAATATACTGATCCTGATCGTCCTTCTGTCCGTGAAGGGTGGTCTGTACATTAAGCACCTGTGGTGCGATGCCCTCGTTTGCAAATCTCTGTAAATTAAGTTTAAACATTTTATGCTCCTTCCAAATTCATGTGACCGAAAGGAACATCTTTTGGGGGTTAGAATCTTACTAACTTACCCGCTCTTGATTCTGCTATCAGTTTGTCGATGTCCTTGTCGGTCAATTCATTTACATCTTTCTTGACCTTGACGGCAGAGCCTGATCTTGTGCCATTTTCGGTAGGACGCATACCACGGGAGCGGATGTTGTTTGTCACCGCTTCTCTTGCTTTCATAGCTGTGGTCTGTATCGCACCTTCAATGATCTCCTGAAGATGTGCTGATTCGTACACTTTGCGAAGGGACTTGTTGGAGTTTATAAGGTCGTTACGGAAGTCCTCATTCTCCAGTTCATTTTCAAGGTTGAAGTTCGGGTATAACTGTTTAAGTTCTTCCGCTTCACGAAGCCACTCGTTATATTGCTTGTAGGCATCCCTACTTGCCTGTGCTTCTGCCTGTTCGCTACGGTACTTATTGAGTTCCTTCTGGAGTCTTGCGTTCTCCTGTCTGTCACGGAGTCTCTCCCTTATAGCATCCGTAGTGATCCCTTCATTGTACGCCATGTCTTCCAACAGGCTGTCGTCTTTGTTGAGTGCGTCTTTAAGTCCATCGATGTCCGAGCCGTCAAGACCATATCTCAAGAAGAGCGGTGCGAGTCCTTCGACAAGGTTGTTGTATGAGTCCTCATAAGACTGCTGATTCTTGAACCTTCTCTGTATCGCTCCCTGAATCTCTTCACCGATTCGGTCTTTGTACTTCTCACGGAATGCCTGATAGTCGTCACCATCTGTTACTCCGCCATCGTCGGGGCTAACGGTTGATACTTGCTGTGGCTCTTCGTCCTCGTATCCGAAGAGATCATCATCGGTATCGGTCTGGTTGGCGAGACCAGTGTCTGTACTGCCGTCTGTACCGCCCATATCTCCCGCACTATCGAGCCCTTCCGCAAAGGCTTGGAGATTGAGTCGGTGCTTTAATTTAAGCATCTCTGCTCCTTTCTGTAGTCTTTCCTACGAGTCATTAATCTGTGGCTTACCCACGAGCATTTATTCTTACTCTCATTCCCCAAAAGGTCTAACCACCGAGACAGCCCGCCCGACAGTTGATGAACGGGCTGTCGCAGTCAATTGGGGATAAGAACATGAACTGACTTATAAATAGCACAGTTGGGATTTTAAAAATACCCACCCATGCGGGTTAACTTAAGATATTCGATATTTCAAAGTATTCGCTCTCTGTACCCGTGTCGTAGAGCGTGACCGCATTAATACCCTTTTCACCGCCATATCCCACAAGGTTGAAGACAAGGCTGTATTCTAATGTGGGTGGCTCTCCTTCGGCTGTTTTGCAAGCAAGCGTGTAATACCCGCCCTTGACGAACTGGCTGTCGAGTAACTGGGGGAACTTTTGGGGGTCAAGATATATAGCGTAGTTCGTGTTGGTATCGTCATATATCTCTTTGAATGTCTTTTCGCAGATGTATTTCCCTGTTGTGTTGGGTTCTTTTGTAAACTCCAGTATCTCGTAGTTACTGGGGTCAAACCCACCGCCACCGCCTTTTGAAAGACCTTCGATGCACTTGCCTCTCCATCTCTCAAACTGCTTCACATCATCGGGGATGTAACTTACTCCCCATCCTTCAAGGACTTTGCCTCTCCATCTCTCACGCACCTTGATGTCAGCCTCTTCGTATTCGACTCCGAGAGCATCAAGGACAGATGCCATGAACTCAAACTCGTTTCTCATGTTTTTCTTTTTCGCCATCTTTAATTCTCCTCTTCTGTATATTCATCCGATTCTTCTGTGACTGATACATTATCGGGATATTGCTCTGCTATGAGCGACAGCCCGAACACCGTCATGCGGAATGCTGTATGCACAGTCTCATCCTGATACAGAGCCTTGCACTCTATAAGGAAGTCATCGTCATCACTCCCTACAAGATCATCCGCTCCTATCTGCTCAAGGTAGTTAGCCAAGGTATAGAACAGGGCTGACACGCTTGCACAGACTATGTCATCCTTCGGTGCATAGTCCGCATGACCTTCCGCTTTAAGGTGATAGCCTATGGACTTGTGCGGTAAATACTCACGCCAGTATGTTACGCTCACCATCTGTCATCACCTCGGTGTCGCACTCTGTTGAGCCCTCTCACGGGCTTTTGTCGCCATGGTGGAGTCTGTTGCGGGGAGACCGTTTATCCCGCCCATACGGGGCTGTGGTGCTCCCTGAACGCCCATTGCGGGGTCATTCTGTCCCGCTATGGCTGATACCTGTTGCATATACGGTGTAGCATTGGGATCACCAGTAGCAAGCACGGACTGTGCATCCAGTTGCTGTGCCATCTGCATAGCCAGTTGGGTCATCTGGAGCAACTGTTCATACATCTTGGCGTTCTCGGATACCTTCTTCTTGATAGAGTCTATCCCTTCAAAGTTCATCATCTCCAAGAAGGGAAGGACTTGGTCTGCCAACTGCGGATTGAACACGCCCATCTGGAACAACTGGATGGCTAACTGGTTCTGCCCTTCTCTCTGGTACGGTGACATCTTCTGTGCCACGATCTTATAGTCGAACTCGGGTATACGCTCGGATATCTCGATACCATCAGCACCGATATACTCGGTCATCTCGGGTCTTATCTCCTGATTGGAGAACGCTACGAACTCCTCATTTCCGTTTGGGGCTTCGATACGGAAGTATCTGTCTTCTGTATAGAACTGCCTCATTAACTCGACCACAAGGCTTACTATCTCCTCGTATGCCCAGTATGAAGTCTTGATCATATCACGGGAGAGTTTCGACCCCGCTTCTTGTAAGGCAAGTATTCCCGATGCCGAGGTCACTCCGCCCGAAGTACCGCCCTGTGAGAAGTCTCTGTTTCCAGATGTCTCCTTCAGTTCCTGAATCTTGTTCTGCCAATGGTTCGGGATGAATGCGGGGAACGGATTCATCTGTATCTGTCTCAAGTTGGAGTCATCCAGTAGGCTTCCGTCCACCTCAACGAAGTCATTGTCCCAGTTCGCAAACTGACTGGTATCTACATTGGCTGTCTTCTTTTTGAAGTACCTCGGTTTGCCCGCCATCTTTGCGTACTTGGTTATGGAAGCATCGAGGCTGTCAATGACGAACTGCGGGCTCTTCATGACATCCACATATCCGAATCCGAAGGGACTTCCCTTCACAGGGAACAGAACATCGAATACATACGGATACTTGCCATGATCATAGTAGCCACTATCCTTGTACTCATCGGTATTCTCGGATGCCCATAAGACTTCACCGTTACAGAACTTGCATAAGTGAACGACTGTTCTTGTGCCTATCCTCTTCTTGTACCACCAGTCGTATACTACGGACTCATCGCTGTGCTCCTTGTTCTGTGCTTCCACAGACTCATAGGTCATAGCAGTTGATGCGTCCCATGCAGTCTCCGCAAGCTTACCGTCCATGAACGGATACTGCTCCTTGATAGCGGAGTTCTTCATATAGTCCACATGGAACAGATACTCGGAATCCTGAATGTCCTCGATACCCGCTTCCCAGTAGAGGTTCATCGGGTCTACCTCAATGACATTCACATCACCGAGACCGTTCGCAAGGGAGTTATCCCAGAACACCTTATAGATACCGCCACCAGAAATAAGTTTGTCGAACCACACATCGTAGTACCTCTTCTGGAAGTGGCACTTGTCCATCACAAGCGGAACGATCTTTGACAATCTCTCGGATGCTTCCTGATCGGACTCCTCTCTCGGTAGGATGTTAACAGTCGGTATGTTGTCCATAGCGTCTGCGTGCTTGTTCATGATAGAGTTGAACGCCCAAGCGGACTTCGTATCAGGTTTGTTATATGCTCCCGATACATCTGCTCTTAAGTCGTTAACTGTGGCGTACCTACCCTTGAACCACTCCTGATTAGTCCTTATCCTGTTCTCCAGTCCCGACTTCGCATCCTTGTACTTCTGGAACTTGGTGAGAGCATTCTCGACAGATTCCTTGTCTATCTCACCGATATGTCCATCGTACTGGGCTTCGGGGACTTCTTGCTTCTGCGAAGAGACAGCAGTTATCTCTTCGTCTTTTTTCTTTCTCGCCATCTATACTCCTTTCCTCGTTAGTAGGTGATATATTCGTATCTTCCGATATTGTCGTTGTAACTGTCTTTCCACAGGTCGAGAGGGTCTTCCCTTACATCCTTGACGATAGGTCTCTTTATAGGCGGGTTGATGGGGTTCTCCATCATCACATATCGCCACTCATCGTAGATATGGTCTTCCATGGATGTATCTACATCTTCCACCTTCTTCTCGTCATATATGAGAAGAGGCACAGTCCTGATGAAGTGCTTGCAGTTGCTGAAGACATAGAACTTCGGTATGCCACGGTCATCGAAGGACAGCCTGTAATGACATTGCATAAGACCCGCAAGCCTTGTGTTGTCAGCCTTCTCGTGATAGACTCCCTCACGCTCCATCATCTGTGCGATGCTCTCGCCTCTCTGCTCATCAAATATAGCGGGGTCTGCGATACCGATTATCTGCTTTCCCTTAAGGTTCACATCGGTAGACTCCACTTCCTTGATGGCTTGTGCTATCTGCTTCGGTTCATACTTCACGCCCTCATTGGCTGTCTGCGTACATCCGTATAACTCTTGGATGTTGTACACCGTGTTATCGTGCGAGACCGTATACCATGAAACCGCAAACGGGCGACTGTACCCGAAATCATAGCCACGGTATATCCGCCAGTCATCTGGTATCTCAAAGGGCTGTATGACATGAGTCCACTTCCTGTCGATGTAGTGCTTCGGATCATCACGCCACTCCTCAAAGACCTGACCTTCAAAGGCATCGAAGTTTCCTTCAAGCCACGCTGAACGAACCTTGGGCGGGAGTGCTTCCAGTTCACGCACATAATCGGGATTCATTTTCATCAGTACATCGTTGTCATATACCAAACTCCTGATGAAGTTATAATCTTCTGGTGTCTCTCCGTCCTTGAACTTCCTGTCGATGAACAGCCTCTTGAACCATTGAAGACCGACCCCGTTAGGGTTACAGGTATAGTATGTCCTCTTCGGGAAATCATTAGCACCACGGACGATGGCATTCAGTTTCTTGACGCTTTCTTCGGGGATCAATGTTGCCTCGTCAATGTACATAATGTCGCATTCCAAGCCCTGAAAGGTCTCCACATCGTTCGCATTGGCACAATATTTGAAGATGATACGAGAGCCATTAGGGAAGGTTATGTCCTTCTTGCTGTCGTTGTACTTTGCCAGTCTCTTCTTGGGATCGCTGTCGTGTACATGGAGAGTCTCACATAAGGGGATGATATGGTTCTCTCGGAGTTCTGGATAAGTCCTACGCACTATGACCTGTTTGATGCCCGCATGAGCATATGCCAGTCCCACAGCCTTTGTTCGGATAGCCCACGACTTACCACCACCTCTGGCGTTAAGCCCCGCCAAAACCGACATATCTGTGCTTGTCGGTCAGGAATAACTTCTGCTTCTCGGAAGGAACTCCCAGTTTTAATACTTGGACGGGCATGGCATACACCCCCTTTCCTTATATGGGTGCATCATTCTGTCCACCCCTCAAGTTCATCCGTATCGAATACAACACGGACTTCATGTGCCTGTGACTGTTCAGCCTTTTCACGCTCCCACTTCTCTTTCTCCATCTCAAACTTCTCACGCTCAAGTTGGAGTCTCTGCATCTCTGCTTCTGTGGGTATGTTGTTCAATGACCTTATAAGCCCCTCAACAGCCTTTAGAGCCTGCGTCATCTCTCGGATAGCCTTTGTATCGACTTTGTCCTTAATGACTTCCTCTGTGTGAAATTCGCCCCCTTTAGAGCCTTTAGTGACCAGATATCTGTTGAACTGTACTGGATCATTCATGGCGTTCGCAATGACATCTCTCATCTTATATGAAGAGTCCAAAAGACCCGCCAGTTCGTTCGCTTTCTTATCGCATGATTTCGCTTGGGCTTTCGCTTGGACTCTCGCTCTGTAATCTTTACGAGCATTTACCCATCCATCTTCCTTGCTGTGTTTAGCGACTAACTTTTGGTCAATCTTATACTTCCTGATGATGTCTCTCTGCCCCATATCGCCAGTCACATATTCAGTTTTGATTGCATCCCAATCTATTTTTCTGCGACTCATAATTAAGAAGTACCAAAATAAAGACAATAAAAAAACCCACCCATAGATTTGAGAGGTAGGGCTCATAGGATAATCATAATGTCATAATATATTACCCTTGAATGGAATAGCCGAAGAGAAAAAAGAAAAAGAAAATATATAAAAGAAAAAGAAAGAAGAGAAGGGTACGGAAATAAAGACACCAAAAAACTCCTCGGTTTGGGGATGAGGAGTTTTCTGGAGTTGATTTGATCAGTTATTCACTTTAGGAGTTTTGGTTATGAAAATCGGTCATCTGTGCCACAGGAAGAAAGGAAGTGATGAGTTAAACACCCGTGGCATATGTCTTCTCGCTTACTTAAATGATAATCCATATCCGTCACCCTGTAAAGGGCGTGTTTTTGTTTATTATCTTCCTTACCTCATCAGTACAGATGTCCTGATCGGTGAGGTTGGTGTATACCTTGAGAGTCATCTCATAGGATGAGTGTCCCATCAGCCTTTGAGTGATTCGGATATCCACACCGTTTCTGGCTAACTCGGTGCAGTATTCGTGGCGTAGGTTGTATGCTGTGAGATCATCTCCGAAAGGGTAAGGCGGGACTGGTTTGTTCCGATAAATCTTACCGCCAAGGTGCTTATGGCAATCAGTCCAGAATTGCTTCCAAATCCGTCTTTGGCACTCATTCGACACTTTCAAGCCTGTTTCCGACCTCGTAATTTCGCCTGTGAGCGATTTTTCTGCGATGGTCAATATAATCCTCGGGCAAGGTACGACTCTGTCGGAGAGGACTGTCTTCGTACCACGGATGTGGACAGTTTCAGCCTCAAAGTCGATGTCCTCTTTACATATCCCGTAAGCTTCACTCGGACGGCATCCGCACAGGATCATAAAGAGCATGGCGTAATACTTCGGATTCTGCTGTGCTACCGTTATCACAGTCTCCCTCTCGACAGGTGTCAAAGCCCGCCTCATCCCTACCTTGCAAGACTTTGGTGCTTGTAAGTACCGTTCAAAATCTCTGGATATATATCCATCCATATACGCATGACGGATAATCAGCCTTATGTCACCGAACACCGACCTGATAGTCGTCTGGGACTTTCCTTCCATCTCATTAAGGAGCAGTTGCAGTTCCGTAGGAGATACATCCTGAATGGCTTTATCCCCGATATACCGTAGCATATACCGTTCCATGTTGTATTTATAATTCCGCTTCACTATGTCCGAGCGATCCTTCCGATACACCGATACATAGAAGTTATACAGGTCTCTTATGGTCTCCATAAATAAAAATATCCACCCTTTCTGCATAAGCACGGATGGATATTTATTCGCTTATGGAGCAAGAGACGGGAGTCGAACCCGCCTTTCAAGCTTGGGAATACTATTCATCCGTGCGTATACTTATTCAATGCACTAAATAACTATTATCCTATAAGGAATATCTTCCAGAGGCTACAAGGTCTGCCACATAAGACATGATCTTGTCGCTTCCTTCTTTATTAAGAGAGCGTAACATCTCAAGTAAGTGCTTCTCTTCCTCATTCATCGTGTCGTCAAAGCCCATAAGCCACACAGGATTCACACCGAGATATTCAGCGATGGCATAGAGCCTTGCCGAGTCCATCGTTATAGTTGCTCCCGAAAGGTACTGACTGATGGCGGACTTGGGTATACCGAGATCACGAGTCAGGTCTATCTGTTTCTTACCCGCAGTCTTGATAGCATAGTCGAGTCTGTTCTTTAAGGTATCCATATCATCACTTCCTTTCTGCCTCAATTATACCATGGAGTTTTCTGCTCAACAAGAAAAAGTTCAAGGAAAATGAAATTTTGTTGTTGACAAGCCGAAACAATGGTGGTATTCTATGCTTGAGCCAAGTTCAAGGCTCACGAACTTTGAACCGCCCACCAGGGCAAAGAAAGGAAGAGGTAATAAGATGACATACAGAATAACATACTTTATGTACCCTGATCCCGATGTCACTATCGAGATCGAGGCAAAGAATGAAGACGAGGCAATTATATTCGCCAAGGGATACAGAGAAGACGCATTCATGGTCGAGGAGGTAACAAAATGAAGAAGGCAGAAGCAGTTAAGTCAATGGGTCTTACTAAATATGACAGGGACATCGTTAATGTCAGCAACTTTGATGTAGCACAGAGCGAGGTTATGCGTGACATCTACATAGACGGAAGAGGCAATGAATGGACATGGCTCTGGGGTGAGTTTTATCGCTGTGAGCGTAAAGGCTCATTCGGATATAGAGTCATCGCATAGAATACAGAGCACAGGGGCGACAGCCTCTGTAATGTAGCCAATGGCGGTTGCAAGCCCGCAGAGCAGAAAGGAAGATAGATATGAAGAAGGTAACAAGACCCTACACACTCAAGTACAGAGTGTCTACAGATGAAGACACCATGGTCATCATGGCAGAAGACGAACTCACCGCTATCACCGAATTTTTTACCAACGCTCAAGGACGGGTAGACTTTGAACTCCTCTCCGTTGAAGCGGGGAAGACCGAGGGCGAAATCCTTGACGAAGAAACGAGACAGTTAATGCGTAAGCCTAACTGCTCTGGCAAATATTACGCATACTCATTCGATGAGTATGACAGAATCTACAGATGCATAGAGAACGATGAACCAATCGGCAGAGTAGCCATCTACCCTACCGACTCCAACGAGATACCCGAGGGCGGTTGGCTTCTGTACTTCCCTTGGGGATACAGTTGGGACAGCAAGAAATTCACAAACTACAGAGAGGCTGTTGAGACTTTCATCGACATTGCTTACACCCATTGGTACGAGAGAGCCAACAACCTATAAGAAAGGAGCAAAGCAATGAAAAGCAGTTTCGCAACAGAGAAGATGATGAGAGCCGTCAACAAGGCTCTCGGCAAGGAGATCATCTCCGTGGATGATGAACCAATCACATCCATCACAGTCAATGTCAGCAAGCCCTACACCATCGAGTGCGTGGATGATGACGATGTGTACAATACTCTTTCGGCAATGCTTGAGGGCATCATGATCCTGAAAGAGATAGAAGTTAAAGCAGAGTGACGATCCCTTCGGGGATCGGTAATGCTACCGATGGCGGTCACAAGTCCGCATGGAGAAAGGAGAGATCATATGGCATACAAATTTGACTACAGCAAACTGAATGGTCGTATCGTTGAGAAGTACGGTACGAGGAAAGCATTCGCCAAGAAAGTCGGTATCACCGAGTCAGCCCTGTCAAACAAACTGAACCACAGGACATCGGTCATGACTGGAGACATCGTCTCATGGGCGAGTGCTCTGGGAATTAACACCGATGAGATCGGCTCATATTTTTTTGCTAAAGAAGTTCAATAATCATGAACTTATAAAAGAAAGGAGACATGATGTACAGAGTGTACGAAGTTTTCAAAGCCGATGGAAGAGAACTCTGGCGGTTTGAGAGCAGAAGCAAAGAAGAGTGCGAGTCTTGGATAAGAAGACACGAGAACAGAGACATCACCGTGGTGAACGGTCTGTCGGAGTTCGTGATCACCCTGAAAGGAGTCCGAGTATGAGAGGCGACTACTGGATCAAGGACACCGAGACCGACACCTACTACGGATGCTATGACACCTTCGATGAAGCATCCAGAGAAATAAGCAAGTTGATGGAAGACCCCTTTTCAGGAGTCACATGGCAGACGGAACTCACCATCGTCTGTGAATAGAAAGGAGCAAGTTATGGAAAGTGCAATCTTAAGAAGCCTGTGGTGGATAATCCCCACCGTGCTGATGGTTATAGTCGCAATTCTGGAAGAGAGGTGCTCAAAGTAATGGAGATAAAGAGAGGCAAATACATCCTCTGCTCCGATAACGCTTGCTGTTGGATATCGGAGCAGAAGGTATCGCAGAAGACAGGGCAGACCTACTGGGAATGTGTGTCAGGCTACTACCCCAACTTCAGGATGCTTGCGGAACAGGGACTCCCTTCCCACCTTATAAGATCATCCGAAGCGACATCAATGAAGAAGTTAGTCGAGGATGTGAAGAAGATGGAAGAGAAGATCGCCAAGATGACCGTGAAGAAGGTCGAGAGCCTCACGGACGATTTGAGCAAGCCGATTCCTTAATCGAACAATTTATCAACCGAAACATAAAACCCGCCCTAAAGGGAACTGAAGGTCTCACAGAGGGCAAAGAAAGGAGAAGAACAATGATGAGCATGGAATGGAACGAGATTAAGAAGAGCATTACAGAAATTATACAGCACCTCGCAGTATTGAGAAGACAGGCTACCCTTCTCGGTATCGATAAGGAAGAGGTAGACGAGATGATCTACACGGAAGCAAAGGGACAGTTTGACAAGTTCGACGATATGAGCGAGGAAAGACTGATGATCTTCATGTTGGGCGATTTGCTCACCAACGCACCGAAGGAAATGATCAAGGATATGCTTGACGAATTAGGGGGTGAACTGAATGGCTAAAAAGATAGTCAATGTTAAGGACATCAGCCGTGAAGAATGGCTTGAGATCAGGCGTAACTCCATCGGTGGGTCGGATAGTGCATCCGCTTGCGGGCAGTCGCCTTGGAGATCGGAACTGGAACTCTGGTGCGAGAAGATGGGTCTTGTACCCGACAAGGAAACAAACGAAGCCATGAGAAGAGGCACATACCTTGAGGAGTATGTGGCGGAACGCTTCCAAGAGGAGACTGGGAAGAAGGTGATCCGCTCCAACTTCATGTATGCAGACGATGACTTCCCTTGCCTCACCGCTAACATCGACAGACTTATAGTCGGTGAGAAAGCGGGACTGGAATGCAAGACCATGAACGACTTCTCATCTGGCGACTACGACATCGAGAACGGCGAGATACCTACTCAGTACTACTATCAAGTACAGCACTACATGATGGTCATGGGTTGGGAATATATGTACATCGCATTCTCCACCAACTTCAAGTTCACATGGCTGAAGGTGGACAGGAACGATGACTTCATCAAGGACATGAGGCAGAAGGAACTGGACTTCTGGTACAACCATGTGATCAAGAAGGTAAGACCCGAGTCCGATGGAAGCGACTCCGCCATGGAAGCACTCATCAGGCTCTACCCTAACGAGACTCCCGACAGCGTGATCCACTTCGACTTTGAAGCACTTGGCAAAAGGTACATCGAACTTAATGACCTTGCCAACCGTGTCAAAGCAGAGAAGGACGAGATCAGGGGAAAGATATGCGACACCATGCAAGATGCCGAACTGGGCTTATCCGATAACTACAAGGCTTCATGGAAGACACAGCAGAAGAACTCCTTCGACACGAAGAGATTCAAGGCAGACCACCCTGACCTCTATGAAGTATACACAACAGTTAATTCATCAAGAGTCTTTAGACTCAACCAGATAAAGAGAAAGGAAGAACAGAAATGAAGAACGCAGTAAACATCAATAACGCTAATGTACCCGCAGTCAAGAAGGACAATAAGAAAGCCACCATCGGTGACTTCATCTACTCCTATAAGGACAAATTCGCATCCGCCCTTCCCTCTGTCATCACTCCAGAGAGGTTCGCAAGGATATGTGCGAATGCTGTAGCAAGTAATCCGCAGTTAGCCAAGTGCTCACAGACATCACTCATCGGTGCACTTCTGTGTTCCGCACAGGCGGGACTTGAACCTAACACCTCACTCGGACAGGCATACATCATCCCTTACGGTGACAAGGCACAGTTCCAGATTTCTTACAAGGGTCTCATTGAACTTGCTCACAGGTCAGGGCAGTTGAAGGACATCTCCGCTCACATCGTATATGAGAACGACACCTTTGAGTACGAACTGGGTCTTGAGCCTAAACTCAAGCACATCCCCGCCATGAAGGACAGAGGTGAGATCATCGGAGCATATGCCGTCTATCACCTTAATTCTGGCGGATATGGATTTGAGTTCATGTCCGTGGAAGATATCAACCGCCACAGAAAACAGTATTCAAAGGCGGGTGGCTCGTCTCCATGGCAGACAAGTTGGTCGGAAATGGCGAAGAAGACAGTCGTGAAGAGAGTCTTGAAGTATGCACCGATGGCTTCCGACTATGTAAGAGCCACTAATCAGGATGAGCATACAGCCGACATCGACCTCGCTACAGACTTCACGGAAGCGACCATCGACTATGACGAACCCATCGAAGTTGACTATGTAGTGGATGAGGAAGGAGTGATCAAGGATGGTGAAGACCAACTCTCAATGCGTTAATGCGGGCAAACTCGGATACGGATGTATCGCCCTGAACGATGTCCCTTACGGATGTCTTCAGGGTGTATGCCCGTTCTATAAGACCGCAGAGGACTTTGAAGCAAGCGAGAAGAAAGCCAAAGACAAATGCAATGCCCTCGGCATCCACTTCCGCAGTCGCAAAGAGGTCATCGATGAGATGAACGGCACTACCAAGAGAGACCTCAAGAGACTGGAGAGAGAGCGTAAGAGGCTCAAGACCTCAAAGGTAATCCAGTTCAACTCCAGAGAGAACATCTACATCGAGTACGAGAGTATCGACAAATGTGCACAGGCTATCAAAGTCCCTGTGGAACTCATGGAGTACATCATCAAAAGCAAAGAGCCCTTCAGGGGATTTAGTTTCGTAATCGGATGAAAGGAGAACAGATATGAGCAAACTGAACACACTTAAGAGTGAGATCACTAACCTTCTGGAAACGATGCCAGAGTTAAGGGAGTCGGATGAGAAACTGTATGCCGAGTATCTCAAGAGGCACGGCATATCATATGTATCGGTGAATAAGTTTCTCATGAACTTCAATACCTACCATGTGTCGGACTTTGAGTCCGTCACCAGAGCGAGACGCAAGGCTATGGAACTTAACCCGAAACTCAAGCCTACCAAGGCAGTCGAAGATTTACGACAGGACAGGCAGACAGAGTTCATCGAGTTTGCGGGGGTAAGGGACGATGGCTGACGGGAAATTCTACTGGCTGAAGTTGAAGAGAGACTTCTTCAAACGGCACGACATCAGGATCATAGAGTCGATGCCAAACGGCAAGGACTACATACTGTTCTACCTCAAACTCTTATGCGAGTCCGTAGACCATGATGGCAACTTACGGTTCAGCGAGAACATCCCATATAACGAGAATATGCTTGCAACCATAACCGATACCAATGTAGACATCGTGCGTAGTGCGGTCAAGGTATTCACCGAACTGGGAATGATGGAATACATGGACGACGGCACATACTACATGACCGAGGTAAACAAGATGATCGGGAGTGCTGTTAACAACGACAACGCAAACAGGCAGAGGCGTTTCAGGGAAAGGCAAAAGGCTCTTGCGTTACAAGATGGTTACGACAGCGTTACGAAAAATAACGAGAGTCAGAGTAAGAGTAAGAGAAAGAGTAAGAGTAAGAATGACGACTTATCAATATTAAATAGATTAAAGGACGAGGAACGAGCAGTTCTGGAAGACTTGTGTGAGGGCTTCGACAACTTCATGCAACTTATCCGATATACGGATGCCAAGATATCAAGGCGTGAAGATGACGAACCGATATCCGACCCTTACTCGTACTTACTTGCAGTCGGGATCAATGACGGCTTTATAAAGGAACGATAAATGGAAACATATATCATGTGCCCCTACTTCAAGAGGGAGCGTAAGAAGTCAATAACTTGCGAGGATACCATCCGACACTACCCTACCCTGTCGGAGAAACGCAAGGTGATTAAAACGATGTGCATGAAAAACTGGAAGTCGTGCCCGTATGCATCCGCTATGGAACGCATATGGGCTTCCGACTTACCCGATGAAACTATAAAGGAGAAAATCATGGAAAACCAAATCGAACAGATGAAGAAAGAAATCAACAAACTGATGCGAGAAAACGGTCAACTGTCCCGCAAGGTCAAAGTCTATGAGGAGCAGATAGCCGAGCGTGACAAGGTAGCCGAGAAGAACCACGAAATGTACATGAAGTCTCTCAAGACCAAGGAGTCCCTACTGAAAGCCAAGGACGAGCAGATAAAGTGGCTTGAGAGTTTCGCTTCAGCGTTCCTCGTTGTGGCTTACGGAGAGAAGACTAAAGAGATCAGGATATCCAAGGAAAGAGTGCTTCAGTTAATGACAGGCTACAGTATGAAGTACCGACTTGATCCAGAAGAAGACACTTGGGTATTTGAAGTCGAGCATCAGGAGAAAGGAGAAGGAAAGTGAAAGCACATCTTTTATTTGAACAGTCGGGGACATTTAAAAACGAGTTTTTAAAACTCGGTGTGGAAGCGGAAGATTACGACATCCTTAATGACTTCGGAGAAACCGACCACATCATAGACTTGTTTGCAGAAATTAGGGGGGGGTACAATAACAAGCCATCTATCTTTGATACATTTAAGGATGATGACATCGTGATGGCATTCTTCCCTTGTATAAGATTTGAGAATCAAATTATGCTATTTTTTAGAGGTCAAGCCTCACAGATGAGGAAGTGGAGCGACACGCAAAAGATGGAAAACTGTATGCGACTTCAAGACGAACTAACCGAGATGTATAAGTTGGTTAATATGCTTTTTATAATTTGCATAAGGAAGAATATCAAATTAATTATGGAAAACCCTTTTAGTGAGGAACATTATTTGCGGAGATATTGGTGTATGAAACCAGCGATAATTGACAGAGATCGACAGTTAAGAGGCGATTATTTCACCAAACCAACTCAATACTGGTTCTTGAATTTTGAGCCGAAAAACAACTTCATTTTTGAGGCACAAGTTGATAATGCGATAAGAGTAAAGGATGCACAGAGATTGATGACAAAGAAAGACCTTGAAAAGTGCGGAATCACAGCCGATAAAAAAGTGGCAAGATCAATGATTCATCCAGACTATGCAAACAGATTTATAAGAGAATTTATTCTGGAGAACTAATATGAAACAACCGACATCACCTTGCCTCGGATGCCCTGACAGATGCCCTGAACCCAACTGCCATATCACTTGTGAGAGATACCTCGCATTTTCCAAGGAGTGCGAGGTGCTCCGCAAGGAGAGGCTCAAGGTAGCGGAACAGCACTACGACATAAAAGCCATCGAGAGACGCAGAATCAAGATGGCATCCGAGGGTAGGTTCTATAAAGCAAAATACTACAGCAGAAAGAGAGGAGAATAAGATGTTTATAACACAAAAGAGACTGGAAGATATCAAAGCCCAAGAGAGATGGAAGCACGAAAATAGACTCAACAGGGAAAGAGAAATGTCGGATATGTGGGAGAGAATTCGCAAGTTGGAGCACAAGGTAGCGATGCTTGAGAATGAACTTATGAAGACAGGTAGTGCTACTACTCCAGATACCCTCACATCGACAGATAATGTCCCTATATACACCCCGTCCCCATTTTGAAAGGAGAATGATATGGGAGTATATATACCTAATATGGAGAAGCCAAAGAGTTGTTGGGAATGTCCGCTCTATGATTCGGAGTATCCTTGGACTTGCGATTTGTTTGATGCCTATTGCCCACTAATCGACATCGTAACTTGTAGGGAGTGTATACATTGGTATAACGATGCTGATTGCGGAATGGCTTGCGAGTTCACTAATATGGGGCAACCGAGCGATGGATTCTGCAATTGGGGAGAAAGGAAAACGGAAACCCTTGATGAGAGGATAAAAAGAGGATTAAAAGAAATGAGACCCAATCTTGAATGGGTAGAGAAAAGGAGAAACCAAATGATAGAATGTATATGTGATCTGTGTAAGAAAAGGATAAACGCATCCGACATTAAGATGAGTTTCGATGTGGATGTAGACAGCAAGAAGAAAGACCGAGTGGATATGCACTCCTCTTGCTACTACAAGTTCATGGGATATGCCAAGAAGGAACTCATCGACAGCAGAGAGGAATAGAAAAAGAGAGAGCAATTACGCTCTCTCTTTTCTTTTTACATTCTGTCAAGAACGGACTGTATTTTTTGTCTCATTCTGTCGTCAGGAGCACTTCTCATTATTTCCTGAAGTTCCATGGTTATCTCGTCATCGTGACCTGAATACCCGTCTCTTGAGTATCTTCCCATGGAGTCTCTTCTTCTGCGGTAAGAGCCCTCTCTTGAATACCTTCTTGAGTATCCGTCATCGTATGAACCTCTCATGCTTCCGTCATTGGAGTACTCACCGCCCTCTTCTTCCTCGCACTTCTCGATTACCTTGTCGATGTTCTTAAGAGCATGGGCAAGTGTATCAATCATGGTAAGGGATGAGGCTGTCACATCCTTCTTGGCATATGCTTTCATCTCCTTCAGGAGATTTTCCTTGATGTCATATAACTCACGCATTCTGCTTCCCCCTTTCTCATGCGATTCTGTTTACGCTTAAACTTCCGTCTATAACAGAGATAAGCGGAGTCGGTACTACTGTAGGATCATCTACTGTTCCGTTCACATACTCGACGGATGCTGTAAAGCAACATCCCTTCGGCACATCTACTATGGCACGGCTCGTCACATTCCCGTAGGTATCCACGGCAGTCGGAGTAAAGATGCTTCTGCTTCCAGTCCTCTCTTCTCCCGATACCACTATCGCTGTGGCAATGGGAGTTACTGCACCACCTTCAGGGATCGCAATGTTTCCAGTAAACTCTACGCTGTACCTTGCGAAACAGTTAGGAGTGATGCCACGGAGAACAAAAATCCCTGTGCCGTTCTGGTGGAATACATTTCCCTTGTTGCATGGGATAGAATCAATGAACGGGATCGGTGAGTTGAGAGCGACAGTCTCAACTGCATCCCTTGTTAAATATTCTGCCATCGCACTTACCCCCTTTTAGAAACTTCCACCGCATCCGCATCCGCATCCTGTGTTCTGTCCACAGGTGAAGATAGGAGTGTTTCCGTAAACAGGCATGGAAGGAACAGGACAGTTCTTAAGTCTGTTGTACAGAGCATCAACTTCGTTGTTCATGCCGTTCTGCATCGTAGCAATGTTAAGCTGATTCTGTAAGCCGAGGTTCTCTCTTTCTGCCTGTGCTAACTGTCCCTTGACACCGTCAAGTTCTAACTGGCAGAGTTTGTCGAGGATAGCCTGTGTTCCTCTTGTCTGTGAGTCGATGATGTCTCTTGTGTTTGAAGCATCTGCGGTTCTTGTGGCACAAGCCTCTGTAGCCATGGTGTACTTAAGGTCGGCTGTTCCGAGTCTGTTCTCACAGCAACATGATGCTAACTGGGACTGAAGTGCGAAGGAGTTCTGCATATCAGCAATCTGTCTTGCGTTTGCTCCCGCCTCTACTCCCGCAAAGCCGTTGCAAAGAGCCATCTGTACATCGGAGAATCCGCCTGTTACTGCGGACTGGATGCCGTTGATGGAAGTGTTCAGCATCTGGTCACGGAAGCCATCGTTGATGATCTCGCTCTGGTTCATCCAAGGATAGAGTCCTGATGTTCCGTTACCGCCATTGCCGTAGCCGTTTCCCCATCCGCCTAAAAGGATGAAGAGAAGGATGATCCAGAAGCCGTCTCCGCCCCAACCGTTGCCGAATCCGCCACCGTTACCGTAGCCACCACCATACATAGGTGATACAGGCATTGTCATTCCAATGCCACCGTTTTCTTCTAAAGCCATTATATTTTCCCCCTTTTGAAAATTATATCTATACCTACCGTGTGCACATTCGGTTAGTATCTAAACATTTTTTGAATTTGATTAGCCATCTGCACCGCTTGGTCGTACTGCGACTGGCTGACCCTTCCTGAATTAAGCAACTGCTGTACCTGTTGCCTCGGGTCTCCCTTGAAGCTGTTCCTGAATTGCATCAACTGTTGGAGCATGGGATTCTGTATCGGGTTATTACCGCCCATCATTCCGAATAAAGGATTACTCATTCACCTCATCCCCCTTCTTTGCTAAAACATCCACACGCTCCCGTAGAGCGAGGATATCTTTTCGGATGGATTCCACATCCACTTTGGTCGCAAAGTCGCTGTGAGCGTCGCTGACGGTCTCCTGTGGGGCATTGCTTCGGATGGTGTAGTCCAAGATTTTCATGCTTGGCATCCCAGTAGCATCTGCCGACTTCAGGAATATGGTCTGTGACTCGGAGTCCCATAAGGTAACTGTCGTGTTCGGAGCGACAAGGTAAGCCTTTGCCCCCGCTTCGCCTGATACCCATATGAGGCTGTTCCCGTTCTGTGTCTGCTGACCCTGACTCTGCATCTGCGGATAATACATCTGCTGTGGCTGATAGGTCATCGGAAAGATATTGTTATATGCCATAATCACTCATCTCCTTTTCTGTAGAAATAATACTGGGGAATCTCATGGCTTGAATCCCAACTGTCGTAGAGTACGCTGTCCTTAACAGTAGCCACATGACCACCGAAGGCAAGGACATAAGTCCCGTATGGATGGTCGGTACAGAAGTCTTCTGCTGTGTAGCAGTCGGGACAGGTATCAGGAATCGCTTCCCGATAGAATCCGTTCTTCCGTAGGACTGCACCCCATACGGCGTCCGAACTTAACATATCGCACATGGCGTATGCACTCATCATGATAGTGATGAACGCTGACTCCCAGTCAATGCCGAGTGCTTTGGAGATTGCTCTCACGGAACAGTCTCCCACATTCCGCTTCATGGGATTGTTGTTGAAATATTCGTAAGCCATAAGTATTCCCCCTTACACCCTAAATTTAAGCATAAAAAAAGCACCTTGACGATGATCAAAAGGTGCTTTTATTATGCACTAAAGCCTTTTTATTAACTTTTCGCAATCGCTATAGACTATAGCCTTTAGTTGCCTAACAGATTTATTATATTGTTTTGACAATTCTGGGTAACTAATTCCATCTAATAGTCTGCTCTTCATAATGTTTCTGTGCTCTTTGTTAAAAATCCATTGGTCTATCAATTCTTCACACGCTGTCCTTGGAAGATTAAAAGACTCAAAAAATGAATTTTCGTTAGGCGAAGGCTCAACCAATGTCTCTTGCAGTTCCACCCTTGAAGTATATTTTTTCATTGCGTCATTATAAATTGCCGTTTGGTTATAGCCGTAATCCTCGTTTTCCGATTTCATCAACGAGATCAAAACCGCTTCTAATTTCAGGGCGGGTTCTGCTTCATCATACTGTGCAATAATTTCGTGCTTTATATTGTTCCAACCATAGACTTGGATATCTTTGTAAAATGGACGATTATCTATATATCCTTCCCCGCCATTCCACCGCCTTAACAGGTCTTTTGTTTGTCCAATATAAATCTTACCATTAGGTACGGTATGCACATAGACATAATACATAATTAGTTATTTTCCTTCTTATACATTACTTGCTATTATAGTGCTGTTTAAGTGCTATGAGATGATTATGAGATGGTTATTAGTTCATTCAAAATTTTCGCCTACAAAAGTAATAGAGCAATCCCCCGTAATAGTTAAATCTGTATCATCGACTGTTATATTACCGTTGTATGATGTAATCTCCGAACCCTCAAACCATGTAAAAGCAGTACCTTTGTATAATACAACTTGAACTGTTCGGGTATTTGCATCCCTAACAAAGGCGG